GGGGAGGACGAAAAAGAAACCGTCCGTTTTATCAATAAAATAATAAATAACGGCCACCATTCAGTACTAGAGCATGTCACAGCTACAGTCAAGTTTGTTTGTGACAGGGGAGTGAGCCACGAAATAGTACGCCACAGACTAGCGGCATACAGTCAGGAATCAACTAGGTATTGCAACTACTCACAAGAGCGGTTTGGGAACGAAATAACCGTTATAAAGCCGTTATTCTTTGACGAAGGCTCAGACGAATACGCAATATGGGAAAACAGTTGCAAATTCTCCGAGGTATCATATTTTGCGTTATTGGAATTAGGTTGTAATGCCCAACAAGCCAGAAGCGTATTACCCAACAGCTTAAAAACAGAGATAGTAGTAACTTACAACATTAGAGAGTGGAGACATTTTTTTAATTTGCGCTATTTAGGTACCACAGGAGCACCACACCCACAGATGAGGGAAGTAGCCGGTATGGCTCTTGAAAAACTTAAAAATGTAATCCCTATAGTATTTGATGACTTTGTATAAGGAGGATGAAATAAGGAGGATGAAAATGGATAAATTAATATTCTTAGAGGGGGTCCATGCAACCGCAGAATACATCAGAGCAATGTATGAAGCATATATCAACCAAGGTTTTACCGAGGAGCAGACGATGCATCTGATATCAATCCACGTACAAATGATTTTATCTCCACCGGCGGTGGGAGTCTATGGCCGCTAAAGAAAAGCCAGTACAAGAAATGTGCAAAGGTTGCGCAAGAAATAAAGGCATGCTTTGTGAAATAATAAAAGAACCCGGCTGGCTTTTTATATCAAGAGGAGAGTGCTTTGCTTGGGTAGATAAAGACAGAGCAGAGCAGATTGAGCGGCAAATAAAATATGGTCTAAAAGGAGGAGAATAAAGTGGGGATTCGCTATCCGCATTCCAAGGTAATAACAGGAGACACAGTAAGGATAGCTATTTCAGGTTTTCAGGTACCACAATGGGCTGTTGGTATGGAAGGAACAGTTGAAAGAATAGGAAGAGAAGGCGGGGTTATAGTCAACTTAGGCTACAGAGCTAAAAGAAAGTTCATAACAGCTAAACAAGAACAATTGATATTGATAAAAGGCAAGAACTTCGTCCCCGGCGGTAAGAATTATGATAAAGATGGAAAACTAAGGGAAAAGCAGGACCCTACAAAAGACAAAAGAAGGAAAAGGTAGTTGATACTATATTGAGAAAGCAAATAAAAAGGCCAGCATTCAGGTTTGTTCCTTTCAGCAGAAAACAGAAGAAAGTTCTTACTTGGTGGATTGAAAACGTCAGTCCTTATGCAGACTATGACTGCATCATTGCAGACGGTGCAATTAGGTCCGGAAAGACTCTTACCATGAGCTTATCTTTCGTTGTCTGGGCCATGGAGAGCTTTAGTTTTAGTAACTTTGGCATGGCTGGGAAGACAATTGGTAGTTTCAAAAGGAACGTTTGGATACTTCTAAAGCTAATGCTAGCAGCAAGAGGGTACAAAGTAAGGAAAGTACCTGATACTGATAGCAACAATGCTTATGCCATTTCGAAGGGAGAGACAGAGAACTATTTCTACATCTTTGGTGGCAAGGACGAAAGAAGTCAGGACTTAGTGCAAGGCTTTACAGCAGCAGGCTTCTTTTTTGATGAAGTAGCACTAATGCCAGAGAGCTTTGTAAATCAAGCAGTAGGTAGATGTTCAGAAGAAGGAGCTAAATTATGGTTTAACTGCAACCCGGAAGGCCCTTTCCATTGGTTTAAATTAGAATGGATAGACAAGTTAGAGGAAAAGAATGCTTTCAGGATTCAGTTTAACATAGATGACAATCCAAGCTTAAGTGAAAAGAGAAAAGCATTCTACAAAAGGATGTTCTCAGGAGTATTCTACCAAAGGTTTATTCTGGGTTTATGGGTACTAGCTGAGGGTATTATTTATGATATGTTCCGGAAGGAGGAGCATGTAGTTCCAACAGAGCCAAGGCAATATTCAGTAATACATATCTCAGTTGACTATGGCATTTACAATCCTACTGTTTTTGCTAAGTGGGGCTTATGCGGAAAGACGTGGTATAAAATAGATGAATATCATCATAGCGGCAAAGAAGGGTTCCAAAAGACAGACGAAGAATATTACAAGGACTTAGAGAAGTTTGTAGGAGCAGACAATATAAAGACGATTATTGTAGACCCTAGCGCAGCAAGCTTTATTGCATTGATTAAAAAGCGAGGGCGGTTTAAGGTACAAAAAGCTAAGAATGATGTTTTGCAGGGGATAAGCAATACAGGTTCAGCAATGCAGTCGAAAAGGATTCTTTACAATGATTGTTGTAAGCATACATTCGAAGAGTTATCAGCTTATTGCTGGGACCCCAAGGCTAGCGAAAAAGGCGAGGATAAGCCGCTTAAAGAACACGACCACCACATGGATGCAGATAGATACTTTGTAAATACAATAATTTACGGAAGGCAGCCTTTGCAAGCTGTATCAAGTTTAACAGGAAGGAGAGTGGGCTAATTGTTTGATGTGTTAAAAGACTTAGCATTGGTAGATAATCAAGTAACAAGTCAAATAATAGAGGACTTAATTGATGAGCACGCTCCTATAAGAGCAAAGACTTTGGCACTTTACGAACGGTATAAAACAGATAGTGTGCCGGTATTTGATAGGAAGTTCGATGATGAAGGCAAAATAAACAGGAAGTTGAACAACAGCTTTGACAGCGAAATAATAGATACAAAGGTTGGTTATTTTATTGGCCACCCTATCAGCTACCAAGTCGATGATGAGCAAGATAACGCAGAAGCAATGGACAAAGTGGTTCAAAACTTCAATTATCGGTCGAACATAGCAGATCTTGACAGTGAAACAGTTAAAATGGCTACTATTTGTGGCTATGCAGGAAGGTTGCTCTATATTGATGTAGAAGGCGAAGAGAGAGCAATGCTGCTTTATCCGTGGGAAACAATAGCCATTTATGACCGCTCAATCCACGAGTTGCAATATGCAATGAGGTACTATACAATCACGGTTAAAGAGGGAGAAGACAAAAAGGAGTTAACAAGGGTCGAGTGGTATGACAAAGAAAAGGTAACATTCTATATTGAGAGCCGGGATGGGGAAGGTTTTGTGTTGGACGATACGGAACCAGTTAACCCTCAGTTGCATTTGTTTGATGAAGTACCTATAGTTCTATTCGTAAACAATGATGAACAACAGGGGGACGCTGAGAAGGTTCTGGAATTAATTGACGCTTATGACCGTACTTTGTCTGACATAAACAGCGAAATAGAAGAGTTCAGGCTGGCATATATGCTATTCTATGGTTATGCTCCTGATGAAGAAGTCATGAAAAAAGCTAGGAAGACAGGTGCTTTCGGGTTAGATACTAAAGATGAAGGAGTAGGAGCTGAGTTCCTAACTAAGCAGCTTAACGACCAAGTTGTAGAGAATCATTTGAACAGGTTAGAGGCAAACGTGCTACGGTTTGCTAACAGCATAAATATGACTGATGAGTCGTTTGCCGGCAATGCTTCAGGGGTAGCAATAAAATACAAACTTACACCGCTGGAAAATAAATGTATCACAATGGAAAGGAAAATGACGGCAGCGCTAAGGCAACAATTTAAAATACTTTGTACTGCGTGGGCCAAAAAGGGAATCAACTTAGACTATCTCAATGTATTCTTTGGTTTTAAACGCAACCTGCCGGTAAACATTAATGACGAGGCAGACAGCACAGGCAAGCTTAAAGGAATGGTTAGCGAAAGGACAAGGCTCAGTCTGCTTTCCTTTGTTGATGATGTTGAATGGGAAATAGAGGAAATGGAAAAGGATTCGGAAGGTATGCTTAATTTAGACAATATTGAATTTGAAGAAGAGGAAGAGACAGAGGAAGAGAAATAAGCCATGGCCAAGGAATTAACGAAGGACGAAAGAATAATAGTTAGAGGGTACAAAGAGGGCCTTAAGAATATCCGCAATGACATTAATTTGTTGTATGAAAAGTATGCTAAGGATGGTAAGTTATCGATGGCTGACTTAAGCAAATACAATAGGCTAACTAACTTAGAAAAGAACATAGCTGACAATCTTAAAACAGCCTACGATGTTCAAGTAAAAACAACTAAGAAGGCAGTCAAAGGAGCATTTGAAAGTTCATTCTACTATTCCACTTTTGAGCTAGAGCAGGAGGCTAAAATACCGCTTATGTTTGGCTTGCTGAAGAAGGAAGCAGTTAATGCTGTTGTAGAAGGCCCTCACAGATGGCCACAAATAGCAAAAGAGCATACCAAGCTGACGAATGCCAAGATACGAGACCAAATAATGCAAGGAGTAGTGCAAGGGAAGGACGTTGGGCAAGTAACTAAGGCAGTAGCTAAGGAAATGAATATAGCAGCATCTAAAGCTTGTAGGATAGTAAGAACGGAAACACATAGGGCACAAAACCAAGGCAGCCTAGATAGCTTTATGGAAGCCTCTAAGAAGGGCGTAATAATTCAAAAGGTTTGGGTAGCAACATTAGACGAAAGAACAAGGGCTAGCCATAGAGTAATGGATGGTCAAATAGTAGAGGTAAATGAAGAGTTTATTATGCCAGGTAATATTAAAGCATTGGCCCCTGGCTTAAGCGGTAGTGCATCAGGTGACATCAATTGTAGGTGTATAATAAGGGCCGAGGTTGTGGGTTACAGTCCTCAAGCCAGAAGGTCTAGAGAGGATGGAATAATACCTCAACAAACATATCAACAATGGGCCAAAGCTAAGGGCATCAAGTTTGATGATAGGATGGCTGATGAAGTGGCTAAGCTGTTGAAAGCTAGGGAAGCAGGGAAAGTTGTTAAGCCTAATTTAATTGATAAACCCAACACTAAGACTGCTGAGGAGATTGAAATAGAAACACAAGTAAATGATGCATTTAATCGTTACAAAAAGTTAGCACGAAAGTCATTAAATAAAAATGCAAATATAAAAGGTATGGAAGAAATTGAGGAGATTGTACGGGCCCAAAGTCTTGAATTGCAGGGATTATTTGCTAAGCGTGCAAGAAAATTTAAAGGCTTTATTGATGATATAGACAAGGGTGAATATTATCAAGGTCGTAAGATTAATGTTAATTTTGCGGAAACAATTAAGGATACAAGAGGTAAGCATTCAGCCTTTTTCCATGAGTATGGGCATTTTGTTGATGATGTATTGACAGGTAGTAGGAATGCTTTTTCTAAAAAGAAAGGGTTCTTTAATTTGATTGAGAGGGACTATGCTGAAATGCTAGAATCTGATGGAAGGTTAAAAAGAATGATAAAGTTAAAATTAGAGGCAAATGATTATAGCTCAGGAGTTCAGGATGCAATATCAGGGTTAAGTTTAAATAAAAATAGAATTAGATGGGGGCATAGTACTGAATATTGGGAGAGAGGGGAAACTTGGGCTGAAATATGTTCAGAAACTTTTGCAAATATGTTTTCTGCCCTTTTTGACGACAATATAGCTGCTGTTTTTGAGGAGTATATGCCAATGTCTTTTGCTTATTTTAAAAGGATGTTAAAAGATAAAAGGATAAAATGAAAATGAAAAGGTAATTTTGTGGTATACTTTTGCCAAATGTGTGATATAATGAAAATAGGACAATAAGAAAGAAGGTGAATAATATGCCAACAGTTCGAGGGATGTTACTAAAAAAGTTAGATCAGTATTATGAAAGATTTAATGATGCATTCCCCTCAATGGAACTACCTTATATGTCAGATCAGGAAACAATTAATAAAATTAATGAGTGTTTGAATAAAAATGTGAAAGCTGATTTGTTATTTGGTATAAAAAAAGATAAAAATATTAAATATTAAGGGTTTACAAAAGTATTAAAATGTGATATAATTAATTAAATGGAAATGTTTATTCAAATGTTAAGTTTGAGCAGGCATTTCCTTATTTTATGTAAAGGAGAGGGCACAATGACGACATTGGAGGAATTGAAACAGTTTCTAGAGGATAACAAAGACGACAAGGAAGTTCAAGAGTACTTAGAAGGATTGTACATAGTACCTAAGAAGGTAAAAACATTCTTGGAAACTGATGCAGGTAAGAAATTGATACAGCCTATGTTAGATTCTTACTTTTCTAAAGGGCTAGAATCATGGAAAGAGAAAACAATGCCCGGTCTTATCGAAGAAGAAATTAAAAAGAAATTTCCTGACGAAACAGAAGAGCAAAAACGACTTCGGAAACTTGAAGAGGAACTGGCTAAGGAAAGACAGGCCCGCACTAAGTCCGAGTTGATTAATAAAGCAACTACGTTGGCCACACAAAAGGGTTTGCCAGTCGAAGTGGTACATTATTTTGTGGGGCAGGATGAAGAAGAGACTGTTAACAATTTGACGGCATTAGAAAACATCTGGCAGTCAAATATTGAAAAGGTAGTATCAGAAAAGTTTAAGGAAAATGGAAGGACAGTCGACCCTAGTAAAAAGGATGACCCTAAAAACAATCCATGGAGCAAAAAGCATTTTAACCTTACTGAGCAGGGAAGAATCCTTCGGGAGAACCCGGAGCTGGCTAAAAAGCTCAAAGCTCAGGCAAATTAGCTTAACATCTATTATTTTAGTAAAGGAGTGATACGTATGGCATGGGCCAATATTACCGCTTATACCGCAGCGGACTTAGCAAAAGGAAAGGCAGAAATTATCGAAGCAACAAGCTTAATCGAGGCAAAGATAGCCGCCAATAAACATCGAAATGGTAAATTCACCGACGAAGAGATGTATGCGATGCAGTTTGTAAATAGTGTTTTAGTGCCTAGAGCTGCTGAGTTTAGCGTAAGAATCGTTGGTGCTGCTATTGCAGGGGCAACTTATACAATAAGTGGCGATGATACTTTGGTGGCAAGTGACGACCCTGGAACACAGGCAAATATTGTTGACGCGATTAAAGCAGTCATCGACGCTTTAGAACTTGATGATTGTAGTTACACATTAGTTAAAACAGCTTACACTGCTGCAACTTCTGCAGCTAATGGAAGTTATAAATTTAAGGCCACGGTATCGAAGTTAGGCAAGGCATTTACTACTGCTGAAGTAACAGCAACCATCACTAAACTAACTGCTTAGTAGAACTAAGAACATTATTTTAAAAGGAGTGATTTGAATGCCGGCAACGCGTATAGCTGATGTAATAGTACCGGAAGTATTTAATAATTATGTTATAGAGAGGACTGCTGAACTTTCAGCTCTTATTCAAAGCGGCATTGTAGTAAATGATGCTGCTTTCGACGCTTTGGCTTCCAGCGGTGGTCGCCTAATTAACATGCCTTTTTGGCAGGACCTTACCGGGGCCGATGAAGTATTAAGCGACCAGAATCCCTTGCAGGTAAACAATATTGATGCGGGGCAGGACATTGCGGTATTGCTTATGAGAGGTAAAGCTTGGGGTGTAAACGACCTTGTAAGAGCTTTATCTGGAGATGACCCCATGCGGGCAATTGGCGACTTGGTAGCTGCTTATTGGGTCAGAAGGGAACAGGCTATTCTGCTAGCAATTCTCGATGGTATATTTGCAGCAGCCAATATGGCGGGG